TTCTTAAAGAGTTCTGCGACGATACCATCTCCGAAGTTTGTTTCGATGAGTAGTTTAGTAACATTGTACCGCTTACACCCACGCAAGATGTCAAGAAGTGTATTGTCGCTATAACCGTCGCGATAAGCTCGTACTTCGTGAACGTAGAGAAATCCATTCCTTTGTGAGATATATGTAGCAGCTGTTTCATCAGTACCCCTACCCGATGGGTCTACTGAGCAGATCGTTTCTGTGTACGGACCCCATTCCCCTTGTAGTTGCATCGGGGAGTAGAAGTAATCACCTGGTAAGCCAACTGTAGGCAGATCCTTAAGAGTATTACGAGGGTCACTGCACCACACAACAGCATCAGGTGCCTGTGTAGGATTAACACTTGTAACTACCAAGTCACTAAATTTGAGTGGGAACTTTTCTGCATCACTAAGTGCCGTATCTAATTGGAACTGCAGCATAAAGTTACTACGACCCATAGCAGCTTCACGTTCTACTAGGTCTTCACTAGTGAAGCGATCAGGGTCAGTAGGTGTCCATTCCTCAACACCATTGTCTATGTCTTCTAGGATTTGTGGAGCTAGGAGACTTTCATACTGTGATAGCTTGTCCTTGCGTGGGTAGCGTGATGGCCACACAAAAGGACGGTAGTTACGCTCAGCTAGCTTACGGTAGATGGTAAAGGTAGTCTGTGGTGTACCAAGGTACATAATACGGCTATCTTTCTTTGGTGTAAGGATAGACTCAGCCTCAGTACACAGTTGTAGTAACTTCTCTCGCATCATCTCAGTCATACTATTGCCTGGTACCTCCACGTCATCAAGAATCATCAGGTCTGCACGACTACCAGTTAGCTGGCCTGTGATACCAACAGACTTAACGGATGGTGCTTGGTGAGGAGAACAGTTAACATCAAAGCTAATACGACTCCACCTAGCTTCATCACTCTTTGGTCTCAAATGTGATAGCCAAGGTGTTTCAATGATTAACTTCTGTAGGAAGATTGACATGTTATCAGCACGCTCCTTAGATGCAGAGATAATCATGATCTTCTTCTCAGCATCATTAAAGAGAGTCCACAGCACAAAGGCTCCAGTAATCCAGCTCTTACCAACTCCTCGGAATGCTTGGATCTGTAGTCGTTTAGGACCGTGTTGCAGGTAATCAGCGATTGCGTACTGAGCACGTGTTGGGGATGGTAAGTCTAGCTGTCCCCACAGTGCTTGGAGGAAGAGCTTAAAATCGCTTCTAAGGGCCGTTAAAGTGTCCATATGGTAGAATATACGTAAAGGCACCTAGAGGCCCCTTGTAGAGGCTCCTAGGCACCAATGGTGGAGGTTTAGTTAAACTCCTTCAAATCCAGGAAGACCTTGACCAGGTATAATTCTGATCATATCATTTAAAGTAGAATTAGTGATTCTTTGTAACGATGTAGATGCTTGACGTTTCGCTGTAGGCGTAGGTTCAGCAATAGCGGGACCACGAATAGACAAGCGTACTGTAGGTTTAGGCTTTGGTTTAGGTTTTGGCTTTGGTTTAACTGCAACCGGCTTAGGAGTAACCACAACTGGCTTAGGTGGCTTTACTGGTTCTCGGTTAGCGATAGCTGCAGCCTTTTGCCCTAGTGATTGACTAGTAGTAAGGACCACTTCAGGTTGAGCCATCAATCCCTTAGGAACACCCTTTGTCGTCACTGTAGGACCCTTTGGTGCAGCTGGTTGTACAATTCTCAATGGGCCAGCTTTGGGTGCCTCAGTTTTTGGTGAGAATTTAGAGATGTCGTACTGTTGTTGACCAGCCCTAGCCATTTCGTTAATATCAATACCTTCACCAGCTCGCTCACGTATGTAATCATACATAGCAACTGGATTGGCACCTTGTTTTTCCAGTTGATCAAAGGTATAATTTAATGTCTCTAAGTTTTCTTGAGGTAGTAGTCTAGATCTTTGCCCACTTAGAGTTGTACCAAGTAGAACAGAAATATAAGGGTTTAAGGGTCTGCCAGTTAAGCCACCCCTAGTTGGTAGATCTTGAGCAAGTAGAGACGCTTCTGCTAAACCTTGAACCTTATTGGTTGCCATCCCAATATCAGCAACATCTGCCTGTGTTTGAGGTCTAAATGGATTCTCGAAGCTACGTCCAGCTGCTTGGTTGGCTAGGTTGTACTCAGCACCTGCTGCTGCTATGTTACCTGGAGCGCCAGAAGCAGATGTCTCAAAATGACCCAAATCAAGTTTCATTCCAAGCCTGCGCCCTACTTCTTGTAGAACCTTTTGTTCGTTGCTCCATTCAGATCTTTCTAACTTACCAAGTGATTCAGCTGGCAGACCACCGGTAGCCTTATTCCACGCTTCAATAAGCGCAGGACTTTGAGTATCTCTAAATTTTCTACCAATCAGTTTACCTGTACTATCAAAAAAAGAACGTGGTAAATTGATACCTAATTCGCTCAGTGCTTCAATTTTTGTTTTACCTTCGGCAATTTTAGATGCTACAGCATCAGACAGCTGATTAGGTGTTTCAAACTGTAGAGGAATTAAGTTAGCCGATTGGTATTGGCGCATAACATTAATCTGACCTTGTGGGTTAGTTGTTGTATACGTGCCTTCACCAAGTACTTTTTTAATTTCACGAGTTTGTTGCCTACGTACAGGCATTGTACGAGGGGCCATTAATCAGCTCCCAACTACATTAGACCCGCCCTTATCCTGAGCATTCTTACGCTTACGCTCTTCACGTTCCATGATCATCCGTTGCCGTTCACGGCTCATCATGTCTTCACGACCAGCACCACGGTTCTGACGAGTCTTAGCTTTTTTTGGTTGATCTTCTTTTTGTTTAGCTTTGTACTCACCATAAGCAGGACCCATGTACTCTTTACCATTAGGGGCATCCTTAACGGTAGCTGAACCACCCCTAACTTTAGTCATGTCATCAGATGTGATGTTGCTACGCCCTTGACGGCGACTCATTGAAGCAGCTTCCATCCTAGCCACGTCACCTTTGATACGTTCAGCGACAGAACCGCGATTCTTGTCCTGATCTTTTCCTTTGCGCATGATAGCCATAATTAACGAATGTGTGATAGAATTAATGTTTCCCTATTAGTAGGACCAAATGTGTCCCTCATCCATTGTAGCCAATTGCTACTTCCTTTAGCCTGATTGCATTTCCTACAGCTGGGTACCAAATTTGAAGTAAGGTCTTCGCCACCAAGACACTTAGGGCGAACGTGGTCAAGTGTAAGTTCATGTAATTCATAAGTTTCTCCGCAGTAGACGCATTGACAATTAAAGTATTCCTTAATTGCACGACGGTGTAGCCTTTTTGCTTCAGAGCTTGTCATCGTTATTAGGTTGTGGAGGTAGTGATCAGGACTAGGAAGTAGCGGTGTCACATTATTGGAATGGAAGAGTAATGCCGAAGATCTTCAATGGAGTCTGTTTCTTTACAGCAGTCTGCGGTTTAGGCATCGGTTTAGGTTTAGGTGCAGCAACAGGGTAAGCCTGGTCTAACTGTCTAGCGTAATCAACCCTACGTTCATTGTGAGGTTCACCAGGTCTAAAGTATGTACGACTGAAGTACAAAGCAGCATCCTGTGGAGAGATACCTTTAGGGGCTTGCTCAAATGACTTTGTATAGCCGATTAGGGAGTTACCATTTGGATCATAATCACCACGATACTCCTTAGCAACATATTGCAGTTGAGCATCAGGATTATTCCTATTTGGATAACGACTAGCCCATTGTTCATAAGCTTGACGCCTAGCACCAGTAAACTGCCCGATACCTCGCCCCTCAGCCCTACCTTGTTCAACTACATCAAGGTTGCTAAGGTCAGCAGATCCAGTCTCTTGAATTAAGTTAGCAGTAAATCCAATAGCCTGTTCCCTACTTAATTTAGGGATTCGACCGTTACTCCACTTAGACATAGTACCGTCAGTAAGTAGTTTAATGGTACGTGCAATCTGTGGAGACGGTTTAATCTTTAGTGGTTCAGCCATACTTCTTACCCTTACGTGGGCGGGTACGGTTAGCTTTAGGTGACTCTAACTTTCCTTTATTGGGACCTGTATGGGAAGCATCCATACCATCACCATTACCATAAGTACCAAGCTTACGGTTTAACTTATTAGCATCGGTACGGATCTTAAGACCTTCCTTTGTCTTGTTGTATTCAGCTTGTTGCTTAAGACGCTTAGCCTTAGCTTTAGGGTTATTCTTGTAGTAGTTAGACGTACGACTTGCCATACAACCTCTTTTGAATGAGTTCAGGATCTACCTTGGGCATAATGGTGGCAAGTTTATCAAGAGGGTTGCCGTCATAGGCGACACCACTGATATCGTTCTTGGATAGCCAATCACAAGCTGCCTTTAGATCAGCAGTACTGGCTTCACCGGATTTAATCCGATTAAGTAGCTCTTGAGTAACCATGTTATGGAGTTCATTGAACATGTCCTCCGTTGCTTTCTTGTTAGCCATTTCTCAATACAATCTGATCTAATTTATTTTCGATGCGAATCATGTGATCCTCCATCTTTTGTAAGGCAGTAGCTAGCTCCTGACGTGGTACGTACTTTTCAGCAAACCTTAGTTCAATAGCATCAATGCGTTTATCAATTTGATCCATACGTGAATTAGATCTGCTATGAATTGCGGCAATGCCACCACTGACCCCGATAACTAAAGACGCAACGCCTGTTATGACGGCTTCAATCATTTTCTTTGGTTAATGATGTTAATCAATTTAGTGCTATAGTCGGGATCAGTGGCATACCCCTCTTTGACTAGTAGTTTACAACACTCCTCTACGGAAGTTGCTCGGTTAACTCCTTTATAGTTTTTGTAATCCTTATACCAACGTTGCACCAAGTACGCCACACAAGACTGTAGATCAGGGAAGTCGATAAATCCAGCCCTAATGGTTACCCATTGACCGTTGAGAAACTCTTTTGTTTCGTGGTCAGTCCCAGAACCCTTAAGTCCAAAGTAGTTATGAGTACCAGAGGTGTGTTTACCCCATCCACTTTCTAATGCCCATTGAGCTGCTACAACTTGCGGGAACTTAGCACCTACCTTAGATGCGGCAGTGATAACTCCCTCCCAAGTGTTAGCAACGGGAGTAATAGGTTGCGGTGTAGTGGTTGGTCTAAATGTCATGAACCATCCAGTACCTTGACCTTCTACTTCCCAACGCTTAAGCCAGTTCTTCCAAGAGTAACGAACATCTTTACCACCACTACCAATAGTGACGTAGCCTCCGTTGATGTTATCCATCTCACCATATGGGTCATGGAAGACACCACGCTCTCCATCATCACCAATCAGCAGCATCCAGTGACCACCACCCCTAGGAGCAGTAGCAGGGCCTTTGTGTAGGATACCAGTAGCAACTGGGTAGCCAGCCTTTAGCTCATTGATAAGGGATTGCTTCGTACCTTTTTGATAAAAGGATGCAAACACTCCATACTGCTGGCAAGCTTTGATGTGTGATTTGTATTCAGTTGTGTCTCCGTACTTCAGTACTGTACGAAGGTAATCATCATCTGCATTACTACCTTTAAGCGCATCAGGACGGAGATACTTAATGGCCATAGCACATGTAGAGCTAAAGCACATCCGATCTCCGTGACCTGTTGCACTATCAGTTTGTGGGTAGTACTGCTTAACAGGCAGCAGTACCATAATTACCTGCCTCTAAAGGTACGACGAATACGCCGAATAGTATCATCCTCTGTGCGGGTCTTACTAAAGTAAGCAGCAGCCATAGAGATGGCCTGAGTAACGCTGTTAGCACGGCGCTTTTTCGTTACACCTAAATATTCAGATGCAATGAAAAGGATGAAAAAACCAAGTGTCTCATAGGACACTTTAATACCAAGAATAGTGATCATGGTAATTACAGGATAAGTTGATCACCACTAAAGCCACTTGAAACATAGGTAGCAGCTGTAGTGGTTGGTTGCTCTGTTGACCAATCAGAATAGTTAGGACCAGTGACATAAGCAGCAAGCTCATCAGTGGTCGTTGTAGCCTCCAGGAAGGCCTCTTTAGAGTTGCTTAGGGTGCGTATCTCAGCACGCCTGTTTAGCACGCTCTGAGGCGCTTGTAGGCCTGTCTCAGAAGCTCTGGTGATATACCAATCACTTTGAGCAAGGAGGCTACCGGCAGTAGCTTTAGTTTGCTTGACCCATTGCTCTACGAGTTGTGCGTGATCTTTGGGAAAGTTAGGTCCCCAATAGAACCGCTGATCATAGGTGGGTTCATCAGGTACTTCGGTAATACCAATAGCTGCACGCTCCTCAGGAGAGGCCAGTCGAAGCCAGTTGGCTGGGTATTGAATGCCATCGTGGGTAAATGCCACATCTGGCGATAACGGTTGTCCGTTTAAGATAAACATATGTTCTCCAAAGTATTAGCGGGCGCGGGCGTATTGGAGTGGTGATTCGGCGAAAGCACAATATATGTGAGTCTGCCCGGAGTAATTCCAAGTCGGGTTTGTCCCACGCAGTTTGAAGCCGTTGCTCAGAAGGTCGATTTCTGGATAGTTGGTTTCCGCGGAGGAACTTTCGGCTGTCAGCAGATTATTGGCAACATTGAACGTGTTTCTGACTGCGTCGTAAATTGCCCAGCCAGTAGTAGCGAAGCTTGATCCTTTGATAAGAACCCACCTTGGCCTAAACCCGGTATAAACAAACGGCCCATCCGCGCTACCATTGCCGGTGTAGCTGCCGAAAGAAGAGTACCCGGCTACTGGGGCGAAACAGTAGCAAACAAATGTTCCGCTGCTGAAATACGCTGCATTGGCGTTAAACGTTGTGGAGTTAGCTCCCCAACCAAATCCTGCAGAACCTGCGGCAGCAGTGCTGTTAAGCATGATGTAGCCAAGATCACCAAGACTGCTGTGATAGCAATGCCAATTCTCGTAGCCAGCAGCAACAGAGCCTCTGTTTTTCTTGATGATAAAAGCGGGAGCAACGCCTAAGCCATGTCCGACTGTTCCTGAACTTGAGTATGTAAGGGTAACAATCGAGAACCCCGCACTCGCATTAGCCCTCACCTGACTGCTGATGGACCCAGCGGTGTTCGTGACGGTGGAGCTGCCGGCGTCCCAGCACCAGCCCGCATATGTTTGCCCGTTGGCATTAACAGAGCCGACGTAAGTTACATCCCCCGACATCGACCAGCCATCTGAGGTGAAAGCTGTCGGACCTGTCGGTTCGGTGTATTCCTGCACGGTCATACTGGAGCTAAGGGTCTTAGTCGCTCCACGAACTGAGTCAATCAGCGTGTGGTTATAGCCAATGCTGCGGACCTTCATCCACACCAAATCAGGACTAAACCCCAACCCCGAAATAGTCTGCGTGCTGCCATTGCCCGTATACAGCTTCACATCCATCACCGTGCTCGGCTTCACGATGGTGGGTGCGGGCAGGTTTGCCGTGCAGAGTGCCTTGAAGCCGCTGGGGGCGGTGTAGGCGAAGGGGCGTTGGCCGAAGTTAAGCGAATACTGCGATGGCGTACCACTTGCGCTACCCACCAATGCTTCATAGGTCAGCGTCGTATCTAGCCCCGTCATGCTGCCTTGAAGCGTACCGTTCTTGTAAAAGGCAACAGTGCCAGCCGTTAAGTCAGCGGCAACACCAATGACGTCGCCGACAGTCCAAGTAGACCAAGGGTAAGAGGCACTGCCGGAGTCAATCTTGGAACCATCCGATGTGTAAGCATACGACCCAACAGACTGGCCTGGATAAGTGTTACCAGAATGCGGTAACGTAATGCGACCGATACCAATGCCGCTATTACCTGCTGAGCCGCCAGCGTTTAGCGTAGCCTCAAAATAAAACTTACCGCCGTAGAATCCCCAGCCTCCCTTTTGAGTTCTCCACTGACCGGTGAGACTTACACACGTAATATCAAGGTTGCCGTTGCTGAGTGTTGAGCCGTTAAAATTGACGAGCGGATTCAACGTCGCATAATTCCCCCTAACCTCCCCACCAGCGCCTGTATCGGTGCCGTAAGAAGTCGGGGTGTCTACAAGGGAATCGTTGCCTGCACCAGCGGTGACCGAAATATTGTTAGCGGTCCAGTGGTTGTTATTGCCCGAACTGTCTTGCGAGATAGTTGTTGTACTCGCATTATTGGAGAACGACAATTTGAACCCGTTGGTGCCGTAGCTGCCGGTGTACGCCTTGGGCACCCACTGGCCGGTGGTGGCGTTGGTTTCTCCAAATGACGCCGGGGTCAGGGCAGACCCATCCACGAACTCGACGTTTGCGAGGTAGCCGGAGAAATACTCCGTCGTACCGTCACCCGTGCCAATGTTATGGATCAGCGTGGCATTAAATAGCGTATCGGCGTTTTGACTGGGGTAGTTAGTAGTACCAAATGCTGTAACCTGTGTTCCGTTAACGTACAGCTTGACGCGGTTGCTAGACGTTGCCTGAGTAGTATCAACGGCAACGGTAAGGTGATACCAAGATGAAACATCCCTAAAAACTTGAGCCGTTATCAGCGTTGCTCCGAAATACAGCTCCAGAGTGTCGTCATTGTTGAATCTGATGTAATCAGCCGCCACCCCAGGGTTTCTCGCGTTAAAAACCCTTTGATAGGTTCCGAGTCCACTCCTCTTCACCCACCCGCTCCACGTCCACGTCTTCCTATTGCCCGCTGATGCAGGAGTGCGGCTGAGGTAGGCCGAGTCTGCGCTGTTGAACCGCAAGCTTCTTTCTACTTGATAAGCACCTTCATCACCTGAAATAAGGTCTGTATTAATATTACCTGGAATCATGTTACATTAGTGATGAGGCGGGCAGTAATACGAGTAGCTGACTCAACGTAATAAACAAGAGTCGAGACACTACTCAATGCAGTACTCATTGTAGGCGTACCACCACTAAACTTCCAGTTACTACCATATGCAACAGTGTAAGCAGTACCAGAACCTTGAGTAATAACAATAGCACCTGACTGGCCTGCAGTAAGGTTAGTAGGATTAGCAATAGTAAGACTATGACCAAGCGTAAGACTAAAGTTATTAGCTGTGGCAAAGTTAGGAGTTACAGTAGCAGCTGAGGTAAGTACGCTTACAGCACCACGTTGAGCAGCAGTGAATGTCTGTACAACATCAGTCTTTGCAGTATCTACATCATAAGCTTGTACGCTGGTACCGATGTTACTGGCGTTTAGTACAGCATTAGCACCAACTGATAGAGATCCTGGCACATTGACAGCACCTGATGGATCCACAGTAAGACGTGCAGTACCTCCAGTAACAAGTGCTAGTTCATCAGCACCAGGGTGAGCAATACCAGTGTTTACATCACCATCAAATGAATAAACAGGCAATGCAGTGGAGGTACTATCATCAGCCCTGAGTTGACCAGTTAAGGTACCACCAGATAACTTAAGGTATCGGTTCTCAGGATCAGTAGCTGAATAAGAATTCCATACCCACGAACTAGTCGATGTCTGGTAGTAGATTTCAACATTAAGAGCACTATTGCCAACAAATCCAACAGGCACCCCACTCAATGGAGTGAAGCTTTCAATACCAGTTGAATCCAACACACGTACTGCTTGTCCGTTGGTTGGTGAGCTTGGGATAGCAGCAACATTCGCTACAGGAATGAATAACAGTGCACTAGACACAGCGCTAAGAGCGCTAGAAGCGTTTGTATTAGCTGTGTTAGCTGTAGATACTGCACTAGCTGCAGCAGCACTAGCGGAATTAGCTGTAGACACAGCACTTGCTGCTGTAGAACTAGCTGCATTAGCGGTAGACACAGCGCTAGCAGCTGATGCCTGAGCAGCAGTTGAGTTACTAAGAGCCGTATTAGCCGTTGTAGTAGCGGCATTAGCCGTGGAAGTAGCAGCAGCTGCGTTATTACTAGACTCCTGGGTTACATAAAGACCTTGGATAAAGTTGTTATTAAGGTCTTGTGCCCTAATAGCTGAACCAGAGTAGAAGGTAGCAGCTAGATCTGTATCATCAGTTTGACGGTAGACGATAATAGCAGCACCATTGGCTGGAGCATTACCAGCAGTGAACAGTACTTGTCCACCAGTCTTAGTGCTATAGTTAAGGCTCTGTAGGTTGTAGTGGGTACCGGCTGTCTTTAGGACACCAGCAACAGTGACCTTAATATCAGTCGGTTCCAACCATTTGAAAGTAAAAGAAAATGGGCCTAAATTAGACCCATTACCAGTGAATGTATTTTGTGTAGTTGCCATTTAAGGTTAGCGATACATTTGAGTAAGTCGTTCAATCTCTGCTTTACGACGATCAGCAGCTCTTGCGGCATCATCAACACGACCTTGACGCATCATATTCTTATTGGTCAGTGACTCTTGAATAGAGCGCCACATCGGTTCATTTTCTTGCTGCATACGAAGTTCAGCAGCCTTTTGAGCTTGAGACATGATGTCATTCATCACTGAATAGACTTCACTTTGAGCTGCTTGTATCTCTTCAGACGGACGACCTTGTACACGCATTGCACGTATACGATCCAACTGATCGTTATACTTTTTGTTCTTGCTGAGTTTATCGAATTGCTTCCACAGTTGCTGCTCACCGATGTACTTATACAGTACTTCACGCTCCTGTGGAGTGTATTCGTGGTTACCTGTAGAATCCTTACGAATCATCTGCACACCATCCCAGCCACTATCAATTAACCACTGACGCCAAGGTTCAGTACCTTCACTAATCTTAACTGGGTTAACAGCGTTGAGAGCACGAAGTACTGGGTTATCGATATCATTGAGCGCCTTACCGGTATAAATGTCGATCTGCTCAGGAAGCTGACTAGAGAATCCGGGGACTCTGTTTGTCACATAGCCAATGAGGTCGTTGTAGATATCCTTCTGAGAGCTAGTGATAGCATTAGAGACAACACCAAGAGCACCAGACATAGGGATAGCGGCTCTTACTTCATTAGCAAGGAAACGGGAGATAGCAGTTTCATCACCATTAGCAACAGCAACTACAGGCTCTAGACCTGCCACCCATGACTTATTAACAAAGGTAGCAGATAGAGTCCAAGCTAACTTATCAACGAACGACTCAGTGAGAGTAGAGCCGATATCACGTGAGTAATAAGCTAGGTCACCAACAAGAGTAAGGATCGTATCAAGAGGCTCATAGCCAGCATAACTCACCCACTTACCAGCAACGTTGATAGTCTTAGGTTGCCAGTTGAAGTTATCACGCAGTTTCTTACGTTCACCAGCATTAACTGGACCGTTACCACGGATATTACCACCCAAAGCATAGCCAAGCATAGAAGATGCAGTCAGTGCACCAAAAGCAACACGACCGCGATACTCAGCCTCAAGGCCTTTGAAGATAGCCATACCGTTTGGTACTGCATCATAAGCAATTCCATGCTCCATAAGAGCATCTTTGATCTTGTTGATGTCATCACCAGCCCTCAGTACTTTGGAGTACCGGTTCATGCCAGGTAAGGTGGCGATAGGTGTGTAAGACATAGCCATCTTAACACCGTTAACACCTGTCTTAGGGAACATGAAGAACGGCTTGAGGATAGGCAGCTTGTTAACACCACGAGTCAACCACATAGCAGTCTCATCGTCTAGGTTAAGAGCAATCTCTCCAGCAGCATTCTTAGCAGCAGCATCAGTGAGATTGCCTACAGCATCAAATGCTTCATCATAGGCCATCTTCTCAGCCTTAGCTAACTGTTGAGCCAGCTCAGCTCCTTTATACCCGATACTAGAGATTTCATCCCATGCACGAGCACGAGCCATCTGAGAGGCTACAGTGGTCTGCACAAAGGAGTCAGCACTAATCATTGCATTAGTACCGTACTTAAACCAACGCCAATTACCAAGGTCATACATAAACCGAGCAAAGCGGTACTGTGCAAGACGACCCCAGTTACCATCCTTTTCCCACACTTGCTCCATATCAGCAAGAGTATCCCACAAGTTAGGGTTATAGTCAGTGACAAGGTCTTCACGTGCTAGTTCACGGAAGTCCATCTGAGCATCATTGCCCCACTTACCGTTATTCCAGGTACGCTTAAAGGTATCCCATGAATCAGCAAGGGCTCGCTTATTAGTCTGCCAGAAAGAACCGTAGACATGGGTAGCCCTACGAAGGTCGTCTACAGTATTGCGACCCATAAGCATCCCAATACCAGTACCAAGGAATGCGTTATTAGCACGAAGAGTAAGTGCAACAGTGTTACCAGTAATAGCTTTAAGAGCCGAGATACCAGACAACATGTTGTTATAACGTACTGCCCACACACCTTGTGCAAATGCATTAAGACCTTCATCGCCACTCTTAATAAGACCCATGGGGCTAAGTTGCTTAGCACTCCACTTCATCAGCTTATCAAGTGTATCCACATCACCCTTAGATAATGCAAAGGCATCAATAAGAGGTTGTGCAGCATCAGGACGTTCCGTAGCGATAGTACGGATCATATCTCGATAGCCTTGTGCTTGGAGGTTCTTCTCTTGTACCTTAAGATCGAACTGCTCAGTAATCTGCCTAATCGCAGACTCCTTATCAGGTGACTCCTTGAGGAACTTCTGCCAACGATCTTGATTCTTAAGTGCCCAACCTGCGATGTACTTATTGAGAGCATACTCTTCCATAAGGAAAGCAAGCCGATCACCAATCATCTCAGTAGTGCGGCTAAGATCAGCAGTCTCAGGGAATGCCTTGTAACCCTCAGCAATGTCAGCTACTTCCCGTCCTACGGTATCCATCACACGAGCTGATGTCTCGGTAACAACTTTACCAAGATACTTATCAGTCAGATCACGCATAGCATAGCCGATGGCTTCTGCCTGGACATCATTAACGTATTTGATAGAGCGACCATCAAGCAAGTTCTTAACGTCTCGGTTATCAAGGAAGAGGTTCTTGAGATCAGATACCTTATCAGTACCGATGATGTCATTGTAGATCTTCCAAGCGGCATCACTCATTTGAGCTTTGGTGTACCTAAAGCCCTCAACGACTGCATCGAAGTTGCCAGTAGCACGAGTACCTTCAGCTAAGTCTTCAATAATATTGCGGGAGACAGCGTTACCTTTGCTAAGGTCGTAATAGGCACGCTCAGAAAGGATAGGTGCAGGAGTACCACTAGACGTACCAAGTTTAATAGCGGTAGTGTCTGCCATGTTACGGGCAATGTTGCCAGGAGGGATGCTAAGAGCAGCAGTAGAACCTTCAGGGAACATGTTAGGAGTAACCATTGGATCAACACCACCAGCCCCTTCAGGATCGTCCATAAGACGCCCCTTACCTACTTCATCTACCTGTGTATCCCTGCTGATCTGTTGACGCTCTACAAACGATTCTAGGGGGCTCTCAGTGAGATCTGATGCACCGGTTTCAGTGTACTGCTTAGTGAGCTTACCAGACTCTCCATCTAGTGCTTTAATCTGACTCTGTAATTCACCAATAATATCAAGTTGTGCTCGGAGAGTTTCTTGGTCAAGAGCTGGTGTAGCAGCTACCTGATCCAGCTGTTGCTGTAGCTCCATTCGTTGAGTGTCAATCTCAGACAAACGAGTAGCAGTAGGTGCATCAGCGTTAACAAGAACCTCCGAGGACATGAACTCCTTAGCTGCTGTGTCGTTAGGCTTAAACCAATCCATCACTCCACGGCCAGCAGCAGCAGAGTAACCGATGATATCGCCAACGATACTAATACCAGCTGATTCGTAGATGTTCTTCTGGCGACGTACCTCAGGAGAATCAGTATCCTTAACAACTAGAGCATCAGGAACTGGCAGCCATGGTGCAGCTTCTTTCACAATCGTCGTTACTGTATCGCCTTCAGATTGATCACTAATAGCGTTGATAGCGACATCACCAGCAACGTTAATGCCAAGAGCAGAGAGACCACGAGCAACAGGACTACCAGCCATGCCAGCAGTACCTACACGTGATGCAGCACCAACACCAATACTAGGGACAAGGACAGAAGACACTTCCCTTACCTTTTGGAAAGCAGGGTTCTTGAACTTTGTATTAGCATCCCATGCGTCATCAATCCATTCAGCACCTGGGATACGACCGATAGCATCCATACCGAAGTCAATGATACCCATACCAGCTGCTCCAAGACCCTCAAGGGTACGTTGAGCATAGGTACCAAGGTCTTCAGCTAGGGTAGCATTAGGATCACCACTACCATAAATGAAACCAGATCCACGATTAAGTGGTTGTTGAGGTTGACCACCTCCCATCAATTGTTGGGTGGCTTGCTGTTGAGGAGACTTAACAGGTTGTACATTACCAGCTGCCTTGTTCTCAGCTGGTGTAGCCTCCTTATACATTGTACCAGGAGCTGTTTGAGGGCTATAAGCTGGAGCTGCCTGTTGCAAAGCTTGCTCTTCAGCAAGGGCTTCAGCTTCTAGGCGCTTCAGTTCTTCTTCATCTACATAAGGGGATTGTGTCATAAGGTTCTACCATGCAAGAAACTGAAACGCCGGCCATCCGGCAGTTGAATAACCAATTTATCTCCGTGTTGTGTACGAGATTTAGCTACGATACGTGCACCATTTTGTAGATACACTTTAGAACCTTTAGCTGTTCCGTAGTCAATACCGTGAGAACCACGTGCTACATGACCAGCAAAGGTATCAGTAATAGGGATACGGCTCAAAGGAACACGACCAAATTGAGGATCATCAACAACTACAAAGTTATCAAGTGCTTTAGATGAGAACTCCCTAGCAAATTCATTCTGAGGAGTGTTGGGATTGTCTTGTTGTTTAACGTCTAGGTGAGGACCAGTGGAAGTAGGACCAATG